TTCGAGAATCTTTGTTCTCTGCTATGTCTACTGGCTTAGGCGGTAGGGGCATCTCAATGATAGGGACAAACTTACCCACCTCAATCTGCCTACGTTCTAACTCTTCCGCTACCTCTACGATAAACGGGTTAATACGGTAGGCAACCTTCTGAATCTTGTTCAGAAACTTGATGGGTGTTTCTCCCTGTATACATGACGGACCGCCCCTGCGTACCATGTCATGACCACGCATCACCTCGTTGAGCAGGTACCCACCGGATTCAGTGTGTGACCAGTCATTAGGAGGGATAAGCATTGGCCAGGTCATCGGGCTGAATACCTCAGCTGTGTGCACAACCTCGTCTTTGATCTCCAGGAACTCAGGGGTCGGGATCACATAGTTTTGTCGCTTGCGTCCTTCCTGACGCATGTCACGTGTGAACCAGTTGGTCGCCTCACAAATACAGTCAAGCAGCCAACCGCCTAGCTTCACACGGTTAGCACGTCCCCATGTCTGCCAATGCTGTACATCATATCGATTCATCAAGGTGGAGATAACCTTGACCTTTTGATGTGTACCTATTGACTTGTGCCAATAGTTATCCTTGAGGGTTTGCAGTAATCCAGGTACAGTGCGCTCATAATGGCGCATCATACACTCGTTCTCAAGTGCTGAGCCTATAGCATCAGCTACGTTCTGTACCTTAGATTGTGATGGAGTAGGAGAGAATACCTTGTCAAACGTGACCTTACTGGCGATAGCTGCTGCTACCTCAGGTTCTACATCTGCAAGGTAATGTCTGATCTCACGGAATGCTACGCCAATCTTACCTTCGTTGATGCGATTGGTAGTAGATAAGATCCGATTAACAACAAGAGGGATCAGTGTTTGAATAGACGCTACACCGTACACGGATGCACTAGCGTAGTCCTTCTCCTCTAGGTTGCGTGTGTTGTCGCGCAGTTGCTTGAGTCCTTGCCGAATCTGTTCGCGCTCAAGTTCGACTTGCTCAGATATCTGTGCGGGTGTGGGCATAGGCTATTCAATAACAATACAGGGTTCATCAAGATAATCTTCAAGCAGCTGTTCTTGCATAATTTGCAACAGCTCTTCACGATCAGGGTGCAGCTCAATCTCAGAGATGAGTTGAGCAGTGCGGCGTTGAAGGGTGGTTTCAGTCATCGTTAAGTTCGTCCTCAAAAGGTCCCATGATAATGTGGTTGATTGAATCATGGTTGCACACTGTAAACTCAATGTGCGGTGTTTTCATAAGTTTGCGTACCTTCTCTTGAGCAGCGTGCTCACGTTGGTACACATGCTCTTTGATCTTACCATCTGCATTGTGCACACGGATGATACAAGCAACAGAACCAGGCAGCTCCCAACCTGCTACCTTCCAGTCCATGACCTCCTCAAAGGAGTGTTGTTGGAAAACCTCATCAGGTGCGTCCTTGAACTCTTGCCAGTTGTTGGGAAAGTACTCACGCTTACCACTCATCAGCTAACCTCACATCTACAAGTTCATCGTTACGTTCATGGGACAATTCTAGAGCCATCCATGCGGCTGACTCAGAATCGGGCGCTAATAGAGAGATAGTGCCTGAACGTAGCGTGACTTCATACAGTTTTGGCGGATGATTGTGAACCATTGGTGTACGTCCTTGCTAAGAAATTGGTTGGTGTTGTGTACCCACTCACCTAACATGTAACCACATGTATAGAGTGCAGCGATAGCAGCTGCAAGAGTGAGAGCAATGAACTGTAGGTATTGACCCACAAGAATATCACTTGGCATCTTGAACTTTGCCACGAGTAGTCCTCCGTTTGGTGATAGGTTTAGGTTCAGGTGGTGCGTCCTTGCTCAATGATTGCATGTACGCATCATGTAACTCGGATTGCAGTTGTTTATACTGCTCAACCGTAGGTGTGTTGGGTGTGCGATAGTGGTGTAGCCAGGCTTCGACTGCGTTAAGTAGCAGCCATTCACGAGATCTAGTCATTCAGAATGTCAACGTAGGATAGGTACATTGCCAACCAACGGTCATACCCTTGGTCGGTCTTGTTAATAGTAGATTGCCAAGGTAAATCAAGGCAACGCATACTATCACTCATCGCCATGTGCAACATCGACAACGTGTCGCTGTCGTAGGAGTCGGCGTTCATAACGGGTGTTAGCATTGTTGGCACGAGAGTACACAGCAAGGGTAGAGAGTAGACCAACGCAGCCGATAACTGCGAGGATGATGTTAGTTTCAGGCATCAGTAGTTTTCTTCGGATTGATTGTAGTCTTCTGCCCACGCAATGTAGCGGTACAGGTCAATGTGATTCTCCTTGTACTCATGCAGTGGGTCAACATACTGGAGCAATGTTTTGTTGTGCAAGACACGAGTCCAGTAGTTAATCAAATCTGTTGAGATGTTGATCAGGTCGTAGCATGTGTTGCTGATCATCAGAACTCCTTGTAAGTTTGCAGGTTGAGAGGGTAAACGTTGAGCACACGCTCACGTCCTTGAGCACGGGCAGCACCCTTGCTCCATGCCTCCATGACTGAGCGAGCAGTCACGTATTCACAGGCGGAGACATCACGCCCATTGGTGTAGAGAACTTGGTATTCCATATCAGTCATTCTTTTCTTTGTACTTGCGGACATTGTTGAGACGTTCAAGTGCAGTATCTTCGTCGATAACTTCAGTGCACTCGATCTTAATCTCTTCGAGTTCATCCATACCGTGAAGACGAATGATCTCCATCTTGTGCATCACTGCGTCCATGTTCTGATACACGGATACACAATCCGTATCAGAGTACGGGTAGCGGTGAGTGACAACGTAGACGTTCATGTTGTTGTGTGTAAAGGACACGTAGCATGAGAGCTACAGAAAAGCAACGCTAAGTAGCGATGCCTAAGTGTAACTATCAAGCGAGCTAGCGAGCTACCTCAGACGTTACGATTGAAGAAGTAGGTGTTACCCTTGAACTCCAGATCGTAGTAGTCATAACGCATGGACTGATACCACACAAGCTCGTAGTCAATAGCGTTTTGCAGGAAGCTAGGCATTGACTCGATCTCGTGAGAGTAGCAATCGTCGATGAGTTGCTCAGTGAATGCAGTGGTGACGTGATCACCAACGCCTTCATGCTCACCAAAGAATGCATCACAGAACTGCTCAGCAGTGGTGATGCTTAGGTCAGCGTCAAGCTCGTGGATAAATGCATCATACTCATCCTCGTCAATGATAAACGAGGTGGACTCGTGGATCTCGTCGATGAGAGCCTGAGTGTCTGCGTCCTTGCTGTCGTACCACTGCTCGTAGCGAGCTTGGGCAGATGCGGTGACGGTTGCAGTCATGTATATGTAACGAGTGAACAAGTGTAGCTTGTGGGCTACAGAGAGGGGACGTATCCCCTCAGTGTAACCTACATCAGGCGAGGCTGAGGCAAGCAGTACGCTTAGGAGCAACGCAGTTCTGGTTAACCCAGAACCCAAGACTCATGTTAGGATTGAGCAGCAGGTTAGCGATAGCACGGCGGCTAACGTTGGTGTACTCGTAGCTGTAGCCGTTGGCGAACTCAACGAGCACAACGCCAAGCACAGGGCTGACGAGCAGTTGAGCAACAGCGTCAGAGGTACGACGAGTGACAGGGAAGAACATGTTGTGAATGGTAAGTGAACAGGGAGCTGCATCCTTGTGGAGCAGCAATAGCATACAGCCCGACTCGAACGGGCAGGGCGCCGGTGCACCGTGCAGCTGGTGGCATGAGCATACTTGTATAGCGGCTGTGCCTCGCCGCTTGATGTGTCTACCAGCTCTCACCCCAGGAACCCACGGGGTTGGTCGCCACCACTGTAACGAGCTGCTTATGAAGTTGTCGAGGTTCGGTGGGAGTGACTGATGGTTGAAGATCGAGACTCTCCTCCCCCTTAACAGGGAGAGTCGAGATCAAGACCTTCAATCAGTCATCTCATGTCATGGTAGCAGCTCGAAGCGGCTCAATGGTGGTGGACACTTTGGAATACTGGCACAATACCGGATCAGATCCATTGCAGTGCAGTGGTTATCAGCGATGCTTATCTGTCCTATCAAATGTCCTAATGTGTCGCCACAGATCGGCAGAAGTGCAGCAGCACCAGCCGGTTTGGAGCAGTGTTGAGCCGGTTCCAGCCGGTTGCGTGCGGTGATGCGCGGCGTAGCGCCGGTGTTGCGCGGGTTACTACGGGCGAGCACGGGCGGGGACCGGTGCATCCCTGCACGCGACACGGGTACCCCCACGGGGGGAAGCGTCCGTGCCCACACGTAGTATAAGACTTCAGAAATTTTTGTTAAAAATCTACGGTTTACGCCCAGTTAGCTGCATAAACCTGCGGGTAACACACAGCAATGAGCTGTTTACACTGATCCGCAATCAGTTTATGCTCTTTTTGCGTACCGTTTGCACACCGAAGCTGACAGTAATGCAACCACGACCGCAATGTACCGTTCATGTACATACGAGTAGGTTGTGAAAGGGGAAGGACATCACGTGCACACTCCTTTGCAACACCGGCTTTAAGCAGTTGCTTATAGACTTGCTCAGAATGCTTGTAAAGGTCTTGTATGGAGCGTTGGAGGAACGGGTCTTGTTCTTCTACCTCAATGCTATTCTGCCTATTCTTGGTGTCTTGCAGGCGTAGCTCCGGCATAACGCCGGTACCAAGCAGTGTAGCGTCGGCATAACGCTGGCTAAACTCTTGGAAACTAAAGCTACGGTGCCTAAGTATTTGGGCAGCAATAGAACGAGTAGTCTCGATCTCTACGCACATGTTTACCATCTCAAACGGACTCCAATGTTGGTGTTCGATAAGGTATCTAATCAGACGAGCACTTGTCTTAGTGTTGTTCTGATTATCGGGGTTAGATACACGTGCCATATAGGCTACTAACTCATCACCTTTGTTAGTGTGGTGAACCAGCTGTACGGTGTGGTGGGAGGTGGACATACAGTAGTAAAAGCGTCTTTGATTCAGTCGGTGGATTAACAGTAAGAAGAGTCAGTAGAATTGGTCGTCTTGTTTCTGTCGGTAGTAAAGGGGGAGAGTTTTACGTCTCCCCACTACAGGAAGTCCACCCTTCTTCCTGTATACATAACGGACCGGTCAAATCCAAGTCGGTGACTGACCTTTTGTAAACCCTCTTGCTTTACGTCTTTGTTCTAAATTCATCCCTAAAGCTAAGTGGTTTACGGCGGTTTGTGGGTCGTCTAGGAACGCTTCTAGCATGTCGTTCCAATCTTCCCGTTTACGCTGCTTTATTACCTCTTGTGCCGAGATACTCATTGCATCGGTGAAGTATTTAACACCTTGTGCAAGTGCATCCAATCTGTCATCATGTCTAACCGCACCTTTCTCCCGACACATTCTGCTCATCTGATAGAAGAGCATATAGAGGAGACGTTTTTCTGGAGCGTCGTCTTTATTTGAGTTGTAGTCCCAGTCGATGACAGAACGATCAACAACAAGGCGGTGTTGATTAAGGATAGGCTCAAGGGCATCAATAATACGTTCTTCTTTACGGACATTAGCACGCACCTCTTCTACGTCGATACCTTGTTGGGTTTGTACAAGGTGTTTTTTAAATAATTCTGCAACAAGACCATCACCAAAGTTAGTTTCAACAACTAATTTTGTAACGTTGTACTTCTTACACCCCTTGAGAATGTCCAAGAGCGTGTTGTCTGAGTAGCCGTCTCGGTAAGCACGCACTTCATGCAAGTACAAGTAACCGTTTCGCTGGGAGATATAAGCTGCCGCTGTCTCATCAGTTCCTCTACCCGACGGGTCAACGCTGCAAATTGTCTCTTGATAGTCTCCCCACTCTCCTTGGATCTGCATTGGGCTGTAGAAATAGTCTCCAGGTAACCCGACAGTAGGAAGTTCTTTGAGTACGTTTCTCGGATCGCTGCACCAGATGATATCATCAGGAGCGGACTTAGGATTAACACTGGTGACGATAAGATCAGCCATCTTGAGTGGGAATTTCTCAGCGTCACTGAGGCTTGTGTCAAGCATGAACTGCAGCATGAAGTTGCTGCGTCCCATAGACGCTTCACGTTCGAGTAGATCATCATGGCTAAATCGGTCGGGGTCAGTTACACTCCAGGGGTCGGCACCTTGGTCGATATCCTCTTGGAGTTGGGGTGCGATAAGTCCCTCGTAGTTTGCCAGTTTGCGAGGTACACGAGCAGGCCAAACAAAGGGGCGGTAGTTACGTTCTGCAAGTTTACGATAAATGGTAAAGGTGGTCTGAGGGGTGCCGAGATACATGATTCGGCTATCCTCTTTTGGCGTAAGAATTGATTCAGCCTCCGTACAGAGTTGCAACAATTTCTCACGCATCATTTCAGTCATAGAGTTACCAGGCACCTCTACGTCATCAAGAATCATCAAGTCAGCACGTGAACCCGTAAGCTGACCCGTGATACCAACTGATTTAACTGACGGAGCCTGGGATGGAGCACAGTTAACATCAAAGCTAATCCGGCTCCAACGGGCGTCATCACTCTTTGGTTGCAGATGTTTTAACCACGGAGTTTCGATGATAAGCTTCTGAAGAAAAATACTCATGTTATCTGCACGCTCTTTAGAAGCGGAAATAATCATGATCTTTTTTTCTGGATTATTAAAAAGTGTCCAGAGCACAAAAGCGCCAGTAATCCAACTTTTACCGACACCACGGAACGCCTGAATTTGTAGACGCTTAGGACCGTGTTGCAAGTAATCTGCAATGGCATATTGTGCTCTGGTAGGTTCGGGCAAGTCTAGTTGCGACCACAGGGCTTGTAGAAATACTTTAAAATCGCCCTGAAGGGCTTCTAGTACGTTGCTCATTTAATGTTAGGTAGATCAGGAGTTTTAAACCGCAAAGACGGTCGATTTATTTTAGAGATCAAACCGGATACTTCATCCATTAAACCTCTAATTGTGTCGATGCCAACATTGGTAACATCTAACGCACCCGACGCAATACTGGCGGGAACTGCCAAAGGCGGTGCATAAGAAGCTACATCAGCTGCCAAAGAAGCGCCAGCAATACCTTGTTGCAAACGATCTACAGGGTTGCCAGTTTGTTCTGCAATTTGACCGCGAACACCGACTTCAGCTGCGCTTGCTGCCGTGCCCATGCCGCCATACAATGCTGCAGCACCACCAGCAGCAAAACCAGTAGCTAATTTTTTAAGATCAGCAAGGCTGGTAAAAGGTTGACCTTGTTCACTTGCAAATTGAAAAGTATTTGCTGTTTTAGCAGGAACAAACCGGCGACCACCAGTCTGCTCATCCTGCATAATTACAACATCTTTTTCTAAACCTTGCGATTTTAGATAATTTTCAGCATCAGTTTTACTGATACCTTCAGTTACAGGCTGCAAATAACGATTAGTAGGATCTCCCGACGCATCAGGAGAATCCACTACATCAAAAACATTAAGAGCTGTACCATGTTCAATCATGGTTGCCAGTTCTTTATTATTTAATGCAAATAATGAAGCTTCATCAAGTACTGTTTGAAACTGCTTATCTTGGGCACGACGAGCAGCTCCAGCAAGGTTAGTAGAATAAGTTTCTTTAACTGTTCTACCTTTATTACTTTTAGCCTTACCAATGTTAATAGCTTCACGGCTTTTTTTACCGGGCTCACCGCTTCTAAAAATCATACGAAATTCAACCGGATCAACCCCTTCAGGGTATCCCCAATCTCGTACCATATCATTAGCAGTGTAAACACCTTTTTTATATGCTTTTTTGGCTTTAGCTCGCCATTCATCCCAAGACAGTTGTTCAGCCATCTACTTAATGTGTGATAAAATCAATTGTTCTCTACCCGGATTGCAGCCAAACGTAGCTCGCATCCAGGATAACCAGTTGCTAGTCCCCTTCTCTTGATTACATTTCCGGCAGGATGGAACCAAATTTCTCGTGATTGTTTGTCCCCCAAAATAACGAGGCACAACGTGATCCAAAGTAAGTTCATGTAATTCATAATGTTCTCCACA